CTAAGGTTATGAAAAAATTTATAAACAATATCCTCCTAATAGCAGGAATCCTTATATAATCCGCAAATCCAAATTTCCGTGGTTTCCGGAACGAAGCGTTCAATTTTCAGGCAAAAGAACAAAACGAAGCGTTCAAAAAAAAGGCTGCACACAACACTTATAAAGCCGGAGCAAAAGGTTAATGAAGACCTCTGTTCCGGCTTTATAGTTTCATAAAAATGACTTTATAACGGAATTAAAATAATGCTTTAATAATTTGTCTAACTGATGGAAAAAACGTATCTTTGTTAGTAGTTAAGCTGCCATTTTATCAATGGGAATGCCTTGCTTTTTAAACAACATTATATCAGTGTATCCTGAAGAATAATTCATGTGGGCATTGAATTCTCTTTTTGTGCAGCCTTCAAATGGATTTCCGATGGTTTTATTTGCCCCGATCCACTCACACAATTCAATTATAGATGATTTGTTTGATGTAAAATAAACGAAAGAATGACCTTCGAGGACTTTTAAAACATCTAAGTAATCGGACATACGCCAATACATGTTGTACGTTCCGACATCAGTGGATAGATAAGGAGGATCTATTAAAAACACCACTCCAGGTACGTCCTTATATTGATTATAGACCTCTTTGTAGTCGCATGAAACTATTTCCAGCCCTTCCAAATAGTCCAATGATTCAGGGTATCCATTCTTACGGATATTGTTATAAAGAACTTCCTTGCTCATTTCCTCCACAGACAACTTATATTTCATAGAGAACATAAGGGATGACGATAGAGTAATGAAGTCCACGTACCCCACACTCGCTTCCTCTTCTTCAATACGCTTTAAAACGCATTCCCTCAGCTTTCCTTTGATTGCCTTATGTTTGGGTACCGAATCCCCTACCAGCGTTCTAATGTCGGCTAAAAGCTTATTTGTATGTGGAATATGAGCCAGCCTAAATCGGTAGTTATCAAAATCGTTATAAACAACAGTGGAAGTTGGTTTCATTCTTTTGGTAATATGGGAAAGTAACCCCGAGCCACCAAACAGATCCACAAAAACGGTATCATCAGGAAACTGGTCCAATACCTTTATAAATTCTTTGGCAAACATTCTTTTTTGGCCCACAAATGGCAGCGGTGCCGACAGATTCATTTTCGTCATACGTTCAATTCAAATTTAATATTCTCAACTCCGGATAACAGTTCCATGGTCCGGTCAATGTTATTTTCATATATATGCACATTCCCAAGGTCAAGGGTTATGGACTTCAAAGGAAGTTCCACCTGCCTTGCCATCAGATAAAGATGATAAATATCAGCCGGAAGCCCAAGGTTGGCATCAGAACTGCGCTGGTATGCAGATAATACCAGTTCCCCCTCTTCAATCTGGAACTGCACAAGGCTCAGGCAGGGTGCCTGGTTGCTTTCCACCCCGGTCTCTCCAAAAAACAGAACATAGTTCTTGCTGTTGCGCTTTTCCCGGTTAATCTTAGCTATAAGGGGTGGAAGCTTTTCAAAGTAAGTGGGGTAGCTATTCACAAGGGTATGGCCACAATAGTCCCACCAGGTAATACCTGCCTCCTTATATCTTTCCACATCTCGAATACCCTGCATAAACAGCTTCAATTCTTCTTTCAGTTTCTTTCTGGCTATCCCATGGCTTTCAAATATATCAAGTAAATCAGCCGGGGTCAGCATAAGCCTTTCATTCAATAGGTATTTGATACAGCCTTTCTTGTTGGTTTGGGTCTTGCCCGTTTGGAGTATCTTGTCTAATGTCTGGTAATACTTATTCATAAGCTATTGATTTTTGTCTGTGCAAAGTTAGCCCCATCAGATAACACAAGGTATCTCCGGCACATCAATCACACTGCACCGAGCGTGCAGTGCTTTCCAAACCGTTTGATAATGTCATACACCTTGCGTTCGCTTACAGAATATTTATTTGCCAAAAACGCCACTGCATAAGTGGTCTTCTCACCCCGATTTTTCATGACCTCATACTCTGTATATAAGTCTATGAATCGAAGGTCATCCTGCTTGCCGCCCAAACTTATAAGCAATTCAAGCGGTTTTCTGTTAAATTTAAGTGCTTCAAACAATGTCATATCCAATCATTTTTGTACTTTTGCAATGTCTCACTTATTAGGCGGATATTTCGCCATCCAAAAAAATACAAACGCTCAGAGCGCGAACGAGGGTATTGGCCCCCGGTCGTGCGCTCTGAGCGTTTTTGGTTTTATAGTAAGTGAGACGACTATTTAACAGGCCGGGGGCTTTTTTTAATCCCACCCCCGAGGGGATTTTCAAATACTCAATCCGATACAAATCCAATTTGAATTTATCCTTCTTTTTCCAGCCTTCAGCCAGAACTTTCTGAATGAATCCTACTGCTTTTGTATAGAAGTCTTTCAGTTCATCTAACTGGGTAAAAGTATGGTATTCCGGTTGTTCATCCGAACCAAACTTAAACGTCACCGGTAGGGTTTCTCCGCCCGTCTGAACGGCTAAATCGTATGCTGCCTTATAGTTATACTGGTTCTCCGTAGAAAGCCATACAGGGGCACCATTATAGGTGAATCCGGACAGGATAGCTGCATCAGTCTGGCTATTATACCAGGACATAACCAATGTGCGAATTTCCTCGCCGGTAGGTTTATGGTTAAACTCTTCTTCCATGTAGGAGGCAGAGCCGTTCTCTTTCTCCTGCACATCCCAGCGGATGCGCCATTTGTCTTTAACCGGGTTCGTGCATTCCATCAGCGACACACCGGCACTTCCTTCAACTCTTCTCATGTAAACACGTATTTGGTTCTACCTTTGCCGAAGGTCTCTGTCTTGATGGTCGTTTCAAACGGAAAGCCATCCGGCATTTCTTTCACTTGTGCGAGAATATTCTTCATTTCCTCGCTGTTGGTGAAGAACTTCTTTGCCTCACCGTTCACTTCAATGGCCACAATACAGCGGTCTTCTCCCTGCTCGGTCTTGATACCTGTTTCGAAGTCCTTCACTACAATCGGTAAGTTTACCAGTTCCCGGATGCTTACCACCACTCCGGGAAATCGCTTCTTGCCGTCCTCCGGCTTGTAAGCGACATTCAAGTCTTTAAAACTTCTCATTTCTTTGCCTGTTAATTTTTTAAACAACTTATTGCAGTCGGCGTGTTTCGTCATGCCGTAGAAACTGGCAATCAGTTCCCGCCGTCTTTTTCTCGATTTTACCTCGTGCATCTTCCGGGCAAACTTCTGCTTGATACGTTTCCGCAATCTCACATAGTCAGGACGGATAACATAGCCAAGGAAATCAATGCCTTCTTCTACAGGAAACACCCGTTCATTCGGCTTGATCTCCAAGTCTATTTTCTCCATTTGCCCGTGAATAACATCACGAATCTTCCACAATTCCGCTTTCGTTTTGCCGAGTACCAGTCCGTCATCGCAATAGCGATAGTAATAACGAACCCCGTACTTATCCTTCAGATAGTGGTCTAAAAATACAGACAGAAGCAGGTTGCCTGCTCCCTGTGAGCTGCGCAGTCCGAAGCTGATACCCTCCGGCAGCATTGTCACGAACCGCTCCAGCAGCACCAACAGCCTTTCGTCCTTGAATATCCTGCGGAAGCACCACATCACAAAATCCTGCCGCACATTGTCGTAGAACCTGCGGATGTCAAACTTGTAGGCATACAGCGTGCCTTCCGGGTCTTTTTGCAGATCGGTACGTATGCAGTTCATCAGATCATGAGTGCCACGGCGTTTAATGCTGGCTCCGGTAGTCCGGATATAGCGTTTCTGCAGGTGACGGTCCACCACGTTCATTACGGCATATACCGCGATGCGGTCATACATGGATAAAATCTGCAGGGTGCGTTTTTTGCCATACTCCTCGATTTCTCTTTCATGGTATCCGCCAAGCTGAAATGAACCGCTTGCAATGGCCTCCGTCAATTTGACGATAACTTGCTCCCTATGGGCAAGCAGATACCGTCCTTGCGTTGACCTTTTACGATCCGTTCCGCGCAGTACGGCATCGAAAGCCTCCGACATATTGGAGTATTCGATGATTTCCTCTATGATATATCCTTCCCTGCGCATACGGTTCTGCTGTTGGTTTATAATACGGAAGATAAGGGCCTTCCTTTCCCCGGGTCTGACTTCTTCGAACTGATAACAGCCTACCAAACTCCACCCGACGCGTGATTTTTCAGCTTTCCACCCTAATGGGTGCTGTTGCTGTGGCTTGCTTCCCTCGGCACCGCATTGGGGACACGTCCCCGCTGCTGTACGCCGATTTGTTAGATTTCCAGACGCGAGCCGACATTCGCATTCGTGTTCGAAGCATCGTTATTCGCATTCGCATTCGACACACCGCCATTCGCATTCGCATTGTTGTACCCGCGATAGACCACACGGACTATCGGGAAGCTCTACCAATTACAAAGGTACTTATTTCAAGGCAAAAGAAATCTATAATGCTCAGAAGAATAACCATAACAGAGCAGCAAAAGCACCGCCCAACACGGTTAATCCCCAATCTATCCAGTCCCAACAGCTACCATGCTGCTTATCCTTCAGTTCCAAACAGGAAGCTGCCACAGCACTTGCATACAGGGCTACCACTGGATGCATTCCCAATAAACCTATAAGGAATCCGCCTAACAGATGCTTCCATCGGTTACTTTCTCTCAAGAAATCAATAACTGTTCCCATAACGATTCTGTCTTTAATTCTAAAAAAATCGACCGGCTTCGCCGGTATTTGAATACCTTTTAAATGGGATTCGGAAACCATCCGAATCCCGTTCTTTCGTTTTAGTCGCTTCGCTCCACGCTTTGGCGCTTTGCGCTTACGCCACCTCGCGTATCGCCTTATACGCTGCCACGCTTTGCGCCCGGACGATTTTGCCGCGGAAGGCCAGACGCGAGCCGACACTCGCACTCGTGCTCGAAGCACCGTAACCCGCATACGCACTCGACACACCGCCACTCGTACTCGCACTGTAGCACCCGCGATAGACCGCACGGACTATAGCGGTGCTTATCCAGTACTTATCGGTATAGTAGGTAGAAGACGATCCGTTCAGATTACCCACCGGAACCAGGTCCATATACTTGCCGTGTGCCACGCCTGTTGTCCATTGGTCACTGGCCGTTTTGCCCTGCACCCAGCGCACCGTGCCGTCCGGCATCCAGATGCGCCATTTGCCCACGTTGCCGCTGTCGTTTGGCAGGTCCACGCCGTCCATCATGTCATACTTGTTGCCGTAGATGTCCTCATAGCCCAGGCAGCAGATATTGTTCACCTGCACTACGGTTGCCTGTCCGTATTCGTCACGGCTCTTATACCAGGCATACTGGTGCACCAGACCGTCAACCAGCGAATTCGTGATTTTGTTGTTGACGGCATACGCTTCATCGTAGCCGATGGTATCTGTCATCCCATGCTCTGCCGTCCCGCCTGTTGTTCGGTTGTTGGTATGCTGTCCGGCACCGCACTGTTCCTGCATGTCCCTACGCCCGTACCGTGCATAGCTCAGATTCGCAATGCGGCTGTGCATCAGCGCATCTATCTGTTGCATGCCCCGCTGCTGGCTGTAATAGTGGAAGTCCGTCCAGGTCATGCTTGCCGTGGTCGAAGCTCCGGTTATGCAGGCACGCAGCTTGCTGCCCACTACCGAACTGCCCACAACAGCACACAGATGCTCTTCGTTGGCCACCCAATCCGGTTCCATGTCCTCTATCTTGTCGCTGTGGCTCAGTACCACATGGTCAAACTCAGCCGTGTTCAGAATGGAGAAATGCAGAGCGGTCGCACGCTCCGGAACGTCTGCTATCAGATACATGCCGGCTTCAAACTTCAAGCCGATGGTCGGCACCACGATGCTCTTCAGGATGTTTCCTGCATCATCCACAAACACACTGCCGATAAGCCCCGTTCCTGGAACGCTCGGGAAGCGCACGCGCTTGTAGCCGGCTACGTCCACCTTACATACCGAATAGGCCTTGTCCGTCGTATAGGATTCCTTCAGCGTGGGCTTTCCGCTCATGATCTTGCGTTCACCCAGCCAGCCGCCCTGCGTTTCCTTGATGGCATCCAGCGTAAGTACTGTCGCCTCCGGAACAGGGGGCATTTCGTCCTCCGGGTAGCTGCTGTAGCAGGCGTACTTCTTGTTGTTCAAATAATCGTTGATACCCTTGCTCCAGTAGAACGGCTCATACATCATCCAGTCTCCCTCGCTGCCGTCCAGCTTCGCCACCGTGCAGTCGTTCATATCCTCCGCATCGGCATAGAAGTTCGAGCTTTCGTCATGCAGGGGGAAATAGGTCATCTCCCCGTCCGGGTTGTTCACTTCCACCTGCTGCCCGGCTATCTCCACTTTCCGGCTCGTGGGCATCTTGGTCACCTTGGCCAATACGCGGTGGCGCTTGGACAGGATGGCATTCACATGCCCGCTCATTTTGTACGTATTGCCGAACTTGTATCCGGTCCTGTTGTCCAGGTTTGAAATATTAGCATCATCGGCCACGCTGTCATCAAACTCAATCATCGTATAGGGCGGCTGCTTGATGGTCAGTTCCGGATAACGGGCGGCATACTTCTCCAGTTCCTCGTCGGCCAGATACTTCGTCAGGGTCAGCTTACCGCGAAGGCCCGAGTGGCGGTCATCCACCGCACCCGTCTGCGTGTACGTTCCGTAATCGAAATACTTCTTCAGCAGGCTTCCGTCGTCTTCCCGGTCTATCTCCAACACAAAGCGCTCCAGCTTGCCGCTGCCGTTCAGTTTGGCCTGGTGCAGGCGTTCCAGCATGGCAAACCCGTCGATGCCGGGGCAGTTGGTATAGCGGTAGCCCCGCACGTTGTTGATGCCTTCCAGCACCAGGCCGCTGTCCTGCAGCTTGGTCAGATACTCCAGGAACAGTTCCTCAATCGTGTCCGGCAGGCATAACTGCACAACGGGAGCACCGGTGGCCAGTTTCACTCGGGTCAGCCCCGTACCTCTCACATCCAGTTTCTTCAGTCGCCCCTGCCAGCTCAGGTCCAGGGTGGCCACATTGCCGTTGTCCCCGTTCCGGCCCAGCAGGTTATTCCGCATGTTCACTTCTTCCAGAAGCAGCATCCCGTTCGTCGAGGCCATGAACGAGCCGTTCCGGTATCCACTGGCTTTCTCCACGCTCATGTCCAGTTTTACCAGTGAGGTCAGCAGACCGAAGTTGAACCCGATGGCGAACGCATCCTCATGCCACACCAGCTCCTTGATTTTGGCTGCACCGATAATCTTCAGCGGGTCGTTCTCACCGAAGGCACGGGTCAGCTGCAGGGAATGGAGCACGTCTGCATCCACCACGCCGCTGTCAGCCTGTACACCGTTTGAGGTGGATAATTGCACACGGTAAGGGATGGTCAGCCGGTACTGCATCGGTTTCAGTTTATAAGCCTTGTCCAGCGATGCCGTACTCTGGTAGAACTGGGCACCCAGCGTGGATACATAGCCGTACTCCACCTGCTTCAGGTCGTACCTGCGTTGGATGAAGTAGTTCCGGTGTGCTTTTAACGAACCCTTCAGACCGTAGATTTGCGGATACGTCTGTTTGGCACCGTCAGCACCTACCGGCATTTCGTTCAGGAACGGGTAGATGTATTTGAAGATGCCGGACTTGTTATAGAGGCGTGAGCACCACTTCTTCATCTGTTCGGTATCGAAATGGTCAATGGCTTTCTGGATACTGAAGGCACTCATGAAGCTTGCGCCCCCGTTCCATCCACTCACCATAATCTCCACAATCATGTCCCAGCAATTGGCCACGATGAGGTTCCACAGCCACGAGTTATGACCCTGCATCACATAAGCCCCGTCGCGCTTCGTCTGGCGGTTGTCGTCATACTTCCCGGTCAGGAACGACTTGTTGTCAGAACCCAACTGGCAGTCGCCGTCATAATAGTCAATCGACCATTTCACACCGTCCCATGTGCGGATAAGCATGTTCTTCGCAAGCTGGTCCACGCCGAGGTTGAACTGCACGTACAGATAGTAGGCAATCAGGTGGGGAAGGTCGAAATACTTCCCGGCCTCTTTCCTGAACGTATCGCTCTGCCACTTGGCGGTAGGGAACTTGTCGCCGTCGTCCTCATAGTCCACCCCCTCGAACGAATGGGATTCCGTGCTGTACGTCATGTTTTTTCCGGCAGGCGTTTCCTTCACACACCGGTAGACAAAACTCATCATGCGGTCGGTGGCCTTGTACATCTTGTCGTACTTGTCACCGGTACCGAGGTGGTCTTTCAGGTTCGGTTCTTCCTCTGCATCCCCTCCGCCGTCTGTCCAAAAGGTGTCTTTCGGGTGGTTGAACTCTAGTCCTCCGTCAAAGTTGTAATCCATGAAATCCTTATGCTCCGGTTCGGTACTCGGCAACCAGTGGAACAGGCACAACGGATTGGAGTTGTTCAGCGTCTCGAAGCAGACGGGCAGGTACTGCTTGTGTCCTTCCTCGTCGGCTTCCAGATAGTTCAGCGTGTCGCCCTCGCCCCATTTCTCGCCGCCGATGGTTTCATCCTGGCCGAAGATGGGATAGCTGTCGCTCTTCTCGTTGTTCATGTTGTACTGGCCGTAATAGGTCAGGTCTTCATCAACACTCTTCGCTACGAACAGGTCGCACGGCAGGCCGTCGATAGCCGAACGGTAATCATCCTCCAGCCCATGGTCTTTGGCGTAACGCTGGGCAGGAGTAAGCAGCCCCATCTCTTTCAGTCCGTCATTGATAAGCTTCGCACCACCGGTATTGGTGGTCATGGACGAGTCCGAGAAGTCGCATTTGGAACATGCCAGCTTCGCGCCTACGGAGTTCCTGCGCAACTTGAAGAGATTTTTCTTGCCGGTAGTTACCACCGGATTCTTCTGCCTGCCGTTTCCGTCAATCTCCCCGTAGCTCAATGTAACCGTCCAGCCGCTTGCCGTCTTCTGGAAGTAGAAACGGAAGTTCTTTCTGGCATAGTTCACGGAAGAAGTACCCTGAATACGGACATATACGTTGGTAAGGATAAAGTCAAGCGTCCTGTCCTCTCCGTTATAGAAACGGACCTCCCTTACCAGCTTGTTGGCCTTCTTGTCGTTCAGCTGGGCCAGTGCATCCACCACGTTCAGCGTGTCGCTCTCGCTCGGAACCTCACTGCCCACGCTGCCCGTGCCTATCAGTACCAGGATCGAGTTCCGGCGCTTCTTCATCAGCCCCATCAGCTTCTCCATGCTCACCGTGTCCCCCTCGTTCAGCACGCGGTTGTCCTCATCCAGCGAGCGCACGCCCGGTTCCCCGTCGGCATCCTCCAGGTGGTTGCGGTCCACGATGTAGTTGTTCAGCACCTCGTCCGAGGTCAGCGCCTTGTTATAGATACGCACGCTCTTCACGTTCAGGTCGGCACCTGCCGATTTGAACTCCAGCTGGCTCTGGATGTCAAAATTTACCTTGTCCAGCCACTTCGAGGCGGCACTTTCCTCACCGTTGACATAGAAGCCGATCAGCGTGCGCTGTTCATTGGTCTGCACGTTCGGATAGAACACGTAGGTAATACGGATATTCGTGCCCGGCTCGAACTTGGTACCCACCGAGTCTTCATAGCGCAGCACCTGTCCGGCATCCATCGCCTCGGTCACCACACCGGTCAGGAACTTGGCCTCTTCCGGGGTCACAATCAGCCCGTACCGATTTCCGTTGTCCAGCTGCCCCAGGCAGGTGATCAGCTCGGCATCCGTATCCGTCACGTTGGCCGTGCTGTATTCTATCTCCAGCGTCATGCCCACGTCACGGATGGCAAATCCCTCGGGCTTGTCCGCCTCGTTGAAGGGGCGGTAACCGCCGTCAGCGGTCAGGGTCATACCTGCACCACCGGCCAGCAGCAGGCGGTCCTTGTGCCAGCCGCTACCGGCACCATATTCGTTCACGCTCCACAGCACGTCCCGGAACTCCATACGCTTGTCACCGCTCACCCAGTTTGCCGGGTTGTTTTCCGTGTTGCTTCGCCCGAAGGCGTCAAACGTACACACGGCATCCGGTGCCAGCGTGGCTTCAATGTCCGGGTGCGATGTGGTGTTCACCTGCACCTCAAGCACGGCATCGCCGCATGACACACGGTAGTCCAACGGTTCCACGTTCACGTTCGTCCGTCCGTAGCTGCCGGTCTCACCGCGTTGCAGCAGGTCTTCCTTCACCACGCTGCCCCGGTCGGTCACTTTCACACGGGCCGTGTACGCATCGCGGTCATAGCCGGCATACGTGAAGTTCCATGCCGTGAACTGCTCTGCCTCCAGCACCGGGTGTTTCCAGTCACGCTGGAACCCCGCTGCCCGGTGGCTGAACATCAGGCCGGCATACGCTGTCACACCTCCGCCTGCCTTCAGCAGCGTAATGTAATGCACCCGGCTCACCACACCGGAGTTCTCATGCTGCGCGTAGGCTTCCACCACGTTCGTACCCTCCTGCATCTGTGTCAGGGGGATGGTCACGTTCTTCTGCTGCACACCGCTGCCGGCCGAAAGACCGAGGGTAAAGGCCTGTCCGCCGTTCACGCGGTAGTAGATGTTCTTCTCACCGCTCGTGCCCTTGGCAGTAAAGGGGATGTTCACGTCATTTTTATATCCCCCGTCGGCCAGCCCGTTGCCCGCCGAGTAGGTGGTCTCCAGCTCCATGGCCACCATGGTCACCTTGGCAGTGGCCGTCTTCATCAGCGTGCCGTCCTGGTAAGTTGCCTGCGCTTCCACCTGTACGGTATAGGCAGTGGCATCCTTCAGGTAGGGCGAAGCGTCAAAGGTATAGCTCTGTCCGGCTGTAACGCCCACAAACTCCGCATCCCGGAACTCACTGATGACGGTCGAACCACGTTTCACGATTACGCGGGCTTTCAGGTCGCTGTAGCCGTCCACCGTACCGCCACCGGCAGTACCCACGCCCACGGAGTATTTCACCACAAAGCCGCTTCCCAGTGCCAGATACTGCGAGGCGGGAAGTCCCGCACCACCGCTGTCCGTCAGGTCGATGTTCACCACCACCTTGTCGTCATCCGTGTACTTGGAAAAGCGCACTTCCTTCGAGCTCTCGCCGCCCTGGTTGTCCTTCTGCTTGACGGTCATCACGTACTGGGTGCCGTCCTCGCTGTCCTGCACATCCACGTCCGTCACCGTACCCACCATCGCATCGAACACCGTTCCGGATGTAGGAGGTTTCGTCTCGCCGCTCACCAGTTCCTCGGTAGGGGTACGGTTTGACAGTTCCTTCTTCAGGAACGCTTCGATGTCATCGCCTGCATAGGCATGATAGGTGCCGTCCGGCTGTTTCTGGTTCCATGGTGTTTCAAGATTCATCGGATGTTCAGTCGCATTGATGATTCCGCTTATTTTCCTTTTTGCCATAATACTGTCCTTTTATAATAATCATTCATTTATCAGTTTTACTGCTACCGTTCCATGCGTCCGACCCGTTCCATGGCTCGTCGCCTTTCCAGTGTCCAAGTCCGAAGCAGCTGCTGATTGCGGACCATACCAGCCTTGCACCGGCATAGAGAGCCGACAGGGCACGTTTTCCCACATACGCAGCCGTTATTTCTTTACCGCCTTTGGTTATCATCGTCACTCCTCCTCATATATCAGATACAGCGTATTCGCATCCTTGTCCGGCAGTGCCTCATAGGCTTCCTCGCTCATCACCTCATGCCGGTAGGCCAGAAGTTTCAGAGCGCCTCCCGTGCCGGTATATATGGCATCGCCCAGCAGGTAAAGCTTGTCCGGCAGGATGGCTGTCCGGTCCGCATCCATGAACATGCCGGCAGGGGGTACTCCCGCCACGTCCCAGTCCCCGTACAGGGTGGAGTCCATGTGGTAGGCAAATTTCCTGGCACTGGCCACATACACCACGTTGCCGCCCGGCTTGGTACTCTTGTCAGGCAAGACATTGCCTGTTTCCATCCATGAGGAAAAGCGTGCGGTAGCTCCGCCGACGGCTGCTGCCGTAGTATGTTCCACCTTGGCTGCGGCATTTTCTGCCTTGGCTGCCGCTTCGTTGGCCTTGGTGGCCGCTTCCGTGGCGGCCTGGGTCTTTTCCTCCAGTCCGGCTACGGCTCCTTCCGCTTTCTTGGCGGCAGCCTCGGCACGGGCGGCGGCATCGCTCGCAGGTTCCCCTATCAGTTCCAGGGGGACGTTCACCATCTTTCCGTCCTTCTCGCCGGGCAGTGATTTCACACCGCTCAGCGAGGTGACGGTTTCCAGATCCTCCACACCGGTAGAGGACTGGAGCACACGGTCCAGCACTTCCTGAACCATTTCTTCTTGCGTCATTTCTGCCATACTCATTCGTTTTTATCGGTTTCTGACCCGCCCAGGATTTCGTTCAGGGCATCTATCACATTGGGAAGACAATAGCGTTCCACCGCCATGTGTATCATCCCGGTTTCCTCATCGCTGAACTCGGTCTCGCCGGTACTCTCGAAAATCTTGAACGCAAGCCGATGGGCCTTGATGCCACTGACACGCGTATACAGCAAATCGGCTATCTGCTCACGTGCATCGAAAACCTCCCTCGTCTGACGGGTTATTCCGGTGGGAACGCTGAAATTCCTGAAATCTAACTTCTTCATATATATCTGTTTTTTAGGATGAATGATTCAATATCTGGTAACGGAATCCGTCCGCTTTTGTAATAAGTACCGTTACGGAGTCCCCGGATGCCATCTCGTAGTTTTGCAAATCTTCATTGTGGTTATAGATACCTTTTAGTATGATATTCTTTGAACCGGGTCTGACCCTGAACGTGACAATGGCTGCAAAATCGGTAGGCAAGTAACTCATGCCGAACTTGTATGCCACAGAACTTTCCGACGGCAGCGTAACCTCTACATTACTGTAGTTGGGTTCATTGTAATACATCAAAATGATATTGTGTTGTGAGAAATCCACCGTGTAGTTTCCACTTCCGAAGGTAAGCAGCTTGGCTTTCGTATTGATAAACGCCGGGGCAAGTAATGCCGCATTGCTGCTGATACCGTAGTTCTTCGTACCGCCGGTAACATCTATAAACAATCCATAGTTCGCTTGGTCGAAGCCGTAATTCCCGTATATATTGGGGGCTGAGTTCACGATACGACCGACAGCGGTAAAAGCTCCTCCTGCAGAAGACGGTATCACATCATCACCGAACATCACATATCCTTTGCTGCCGCCGACACGGAAAAAATCATCATAAATGGCAAGACCGCCACCGCTCCCGTGAGAGTCGGCCACAGAACCGATACGGCCGTTCCCTATCTCAAAGCCGCCGATTTTCCCTTTGCTGCTGTCTATCTCTCCGGTAAACTTACCGTTGGTCGTTTCAATGCTGCCGTCTTCCAGTATCTTGAAGTTGCCGTTGGCCGTTACCAGTCCCTCCAGCTGTATATGGTCGGCTGTCAGCTTGATTTTGCTCACTGGGTTGCCATGTTCGTCCGTATCTTCCACACTGACCCCAATAAGGGCTACCTTGCCGCTGGCATCCTGGGCATATAGCCCCGCACCCTCCGGCTTCACCACCAGCCCGGTTTCTTTCAATGCAGCCCCGTCCTTGTCAAACACCGCCGCTGAAATCTTTACCAGCCGGTCGCTCTGTTCGAACAGTGTACGGTACTTATAGGCCAGTGCGTCCGCCTTGTTGGTAGAGAATACCAGCAGCGAAATGTAAATCACGCCCGTAAACGACAGCTTGAAGTCTCCCGTACCGTTCCAAAGGCCGTCCAGCGTGAACATCTTCTCGCCGCCAACGGGCAGGTCTTCTTCATGGCCGAACATGTTGAAGTTTTCAAACCCAGTCTTGTCAGCACCCACAAATTCGATTTTCAACCGTCCGGCCTTGATGACCCGGTAACTGAAGGACAGATACACCACGCCGGGCACCCGTTCGCCCTGGCTGTTCGTCTGCCGGTACTCCGGTACCAGCCGGAAGTCCTCCAGTTTCTGCATGATATAGCTGTTCCGGATATAGGCATAAGGCACCTTGCCGTCGGTCCGTATCTCGGCATGCCCGTCCGGCTTCGTGCCGTAAGGACCGCCGTTCGCCCAGATCCAGCGTCCGCCAAGGGTGAACAGCGTAGCCTTGCTGCCCGTCTTCCATTTGTCCATGCCGTCGGCAAAACTGCTGTTGTCCAGATAGCTCTGTTCTTCGCGTATTTCCTTGCGCAAGCTTTCCACGGCTGAATGGATTTTTCCTTCAGTTATTTCAAAACGAGTCAGGATGTCCTCGCCCGTCATCAACACGAACGTACCCTTCAGCCACACGTTGTCGGCATACAGGCCGTTTCCTTTCGGCTGTTTGTCTGCCGGGAAAGCGCTGCTCTTGATGCCGTCCAGCTTACCAAGCCGGCAACGAAGACAGCCGTTGAAGTTCTTGGCCTTCACACCGTCCAGAATGTCTATACGGGGCTGCCCGTCCTCCGTGGCCGCAATGGATATAAGGTTCTGCCGGAGCGGGTTTTCCGTGTTACCCATCAGCACGCATTCATCGCCGGCCTCCGGCTTCACCCCGCCAAACTCGCTTACCGGAACCAGCACACCATCGGCTATTACAGAAGACACCTCCACCCAGTAGGATTTGAGTTTTGTTCCGCCTGTAACCGCACAGCGCATCAGGTCATGGGCCACAAAACCCGATTCCTGCTCAAACACGATGCGGTAGTTGTCGCCCTGCTTCACCACGTCTTTGATCTTGCCGTTGGCTGCCGACACCACCAGCTGGCCGCACACGCTGCGCACCTGCTCAATCAGCAGTTCCAGCGCCACCAGACTTTGCCGGGCAGTCACTTTGTCCACCGTCAAGTTCGTCAGTCCGGTCAGCTGGTCAATCCACAGCTGCCAGCCCTCACCGGTCAGCCCGTCCACAAACTCTGTGCTGCGCAGCAGTTCGCGGATCACGGCAGTCAGATACTCGGCATTGCCCTCACCGTCCACGCTGCCGCAGGGCTTGCCGCCGGCAGCCTCGCCAAAACTCACACCCTTCAGAAAACGGATGGGCTCTTTGGCTGTGTCCGGCTGGTTCTTGTTCAGAAACTCCTTTTGGCTGCGCCGGGCGGAAAACAGGTTGTTGTCCGTGGGCAGCGTCTTGTCCCAGCTTCGTATGATGTCCGGAAGGGCAGCGCCTTCCATCTTTGATTTCGTATAGCTTTTCAGCGAACCGATGCTGTCCGTCACCTTGTCGAACTTGCCCACCTGCAGCGCATCGCTTATCTCGATGTCCATCTGCCCGGGTTCGTTCACCTTGCGGCTGATTCTGGTGATACGGCTCTGCCGGTAGCCTTTTTCCGGGAAATACTTCCGGCTCTCCAGTTTCACCCGTCTGCCCACAAACAGGTCGATGCCGTGCTCCTCGATGTACACCGGGTCTGTCGGGGCTTTGTAAGCGGCAATGTCCAGCCAGTGGTCCCGGTTGTACTCCTCAACCGCTGCCGCAAATTCCTCTTCGGCCAGCCGGTAATACTCATCCGGCATCCGGATGTTCCACAGGATATAGGTGTCGCCTGCTCGGGGCACCAGCTTGCCGCCCGGCAGCTGGGTGTCGTCATCGTAGGGCCAGATGGTAATCAGTTCAAATTCCCTTGCCGCACTGTCGTAGTTCACCTCAAAGTAGTGGTCATCGCTTTCTCCCAGCCCGGCCAGGTCACCCGTCTGGAACGACACACGTTTGGTCTCGCCGGCCAGCTCGTACAGGTTGGGGTCAAAGTTCAGTTCCCCGTCCCGGAAGTAATAGATGGTGAATTTGTTCCCTTCCTCGTCCGTCACCTCCTCGCTGCGTACCGAGCTCACCGTACCCACCCGGTGGGGGTAGATACCGCTGAAGGCATCCTGTTCGTAATGGTCATAGATGCCGTATTCCTCCACACCTTGCTCGATGTACTTCTTGCCGCCGGGAAGCATCAGCCTCGGGCTGCCGTATTTCTCCGCATCGATGTTGCGGGTCGAACCTACCGGGAACAGGCGGGTGTAGAACTTAGCCGTGTTGCCGGTGTCTCTTTCCAGCGAGGTCAGCCCCTTGCCGTACCCCAGGGCGATTTCTTCCCCGTGTTCACAGCGGCACACGTTCACCGTCTGCCCCTCAATCCACCATTCCACCTTGCCGCCGGCCTTTTCGGCAATGGCTTTCAGGGCTTCGTCGCAGTACATCCCCTCGTAGTCTATCGTAATCAGCTCCGTACCTTCCACCGTACCCACCTTCCAGTCGGTAATGTGACCCATGCCGTCATTGATTGCTTTCACCACCATCGCCACATGCTCGCGGGGCATGGCTGTCAGGGTAAACAAAGGGTTCGTGTCCCCGTCCGTCGTCTCCAGCACCAGGAACCGCTTGATCAGGCTCTCCACGCCGTACAGTTTCAGGTCATAGTCCCACTCGCCCTCGTTCACCTGCTTCGGCGTGTAGCGTTCCGTCAGCCAGTACCGTTCGCCCAGATAGTCCGTGTAGTCGTTCACGTCCAGGGGCAGAAAATCATAGTAGCTGAACGATAGGGAAAGCACATTGTCTCCCTGTACCTCCTTGCTTTGCGTCGAGCTGTCGTTCACGGCCACATCCGCACGCTTGTTCCCGGCTTTGTCATATATCGTTAGAAGCATATTCTAATAGCGTTGAATGGTTATATAATCGGTTTCGGTTCCCGGAACTTTACCCGGAACTTTCCGGCATGCACGCCTTCCGTCCACAGATAGGTCAGCGGGGTAAACTTCGTACAGTCGGCATACTTCACCCGCAGTTGCAGGTCCAGCTGGGGAAAACGGATCTCCAGCCAGCCGTCCTTTCCCCGCTTCAGGAAATTCACAAAGGCAAAGTACTGCTTCATCCAGCCTTCCTGGGTCTTGTTGTACAGGGCAAAGTGCAGCGTCACGTCCCGCGCCTCGTTCTTGGGGTTAAGAACTGCAGAGTATTTCTCACCGTCCTCTTCCCGTATGTCCACGGCGGTATCCTTCTTGGCCTTGCTCGGGGTCAGGATGGCCGTCAGGTTCTCCATGCCGCCGCGCCGGTCTTCCACCAGGAACACGCCGTATTCCGTCCAGATGTCCGTGCCGTTCACCAGCACCAGTCCGCTCAGTATATTGCCCATATCACTTCACTTTTAGTCCGTCACGTATCATTTTCTTTATCACTTCCTTCAGTTCGCCCAGGTGTCCGGCGCTCACACCGGTGTTTTCGGCTATCCGGGCCAGGTGGCCTTCAGCCGTGTCCATCTTCTCCGCCACACTTTCCAGCCGGTCATCCATGCTGCTCCAGTGCTGCAACCCGCTGGTGAACATGCCCTCCAGCTTCGTCCCCTGGTCCTGCGTCATGGCCGTAAAGCCGCCCGCTTTCGCACTCTGGCTGGTGCCGCCGGCTTCGGTCTTGTCGTAGCCCGTGGCTGCCGCCAGGTTGTCACGCAGGGCAAGGGCTTCGTCCACATACTGCATGTACTCTTCGGTCAGCGCGTTCCGTTCCGCCTCGGTCAGTTCGTTGTCCTCCATGGCCTTGCCGAACTTCTCCCACCAGCCTTTCAGTTTCTCGCTGTACTGCTCACCGATCTTGTTACTCAGCATGGCTTTCATGAAGTACTCAGATATATCCTCCGCCGCATCCTTGGCACCGTACTTCATGTTCATCAGATTATCGATGAAGCTGCTGTACATACCGTCGAACGAAATGCCCGTCAGCCCTTCATACAGTTGGTCGGTCAGTTCCTCCAGCTTGCCGGCCTGGTCTATGTAGTCATCCAGCTTCTCGGTCAGTCGCCCGCCATAGCCGCCCTTGCCGGTGTTCTGAATTTGCGTCCACATGTCCACATTCGAACGCAGTGCCTTCATCTCCTCCGGGCTCAGGCTCCACAGGTTCCCGTCCCACTGGCGGCCAATCTGCCCGCTCAGTTTGTCTATCTGTGCCTGGCTGAAGCCGCCCCAGTAGTAGTTCCAGCTGTGGTGGCTTCCGTGGTAGCCGGCTTGCGCCATAGCCATCTGCAGGTAGTTCGAATTCGTTTCCTGCTGCATCTTGTACGCATCGCGGTAAGCCGCCACCGATTTTGTCCCCTTGCTTGCCTTGATGGTATCGGTCAGGTCTTCGATGGAAGTCTGCAGTTTTTCGTTCCGGTCCGTAAGACGGTCTATAGCCGCCTGCACTTCCCTGGCGTTCCCGCCGATGCCGAACAGTTTGTTGAAACCTCCGAAAGACACCGTATTCAGCAATCCCCCGATACCTTTCACAAGGGAACCGCCTATCTGTTTGAACAGGTCTCCGCTGAGGATATTGTCGAGTATTCCGGTTATCGCATTGAAAATGGTGTCTATCAATGATGAGATAATCGGGCCAATACCGTCTTTCAGCAAATCCAGTATGGAGAGGATGGCCGATATGATCTGCCCGATGACTCCGGCACTTGACAGGGTCTCGGACATCTGACTGATGGCATCACCGACCTTGCCTCCGATATTCAGTTTTGAAAGACCGGTAAGCATGTTCCGGATTCCTTCAAATGATCCCTGCAAGGTTCCGCTCGCAAAGCCGTGCAACCCGTCGGATACCATGTTCAACCCGTCAACCGTGTCCTGGGAGGCACTTTTCACCTCCCCGGCAAGCGCCTTCATTTCAGAGGTGGCGTTCAGGTATTCTTCGTCAGCTGAAACGCTGGACGATTGGGCCGTTTGAAGAGCGATTTTGGTACGTTCTATTTCTGCCTGGTTACCGCTTTCAAGAGCCTTGTTGTAATCGGTCTGCGCCGCTTTTAACCGGGCGAATGCCGCTTCCTGCTGCAGTTCCGCATTTTGCACGCGTGTTACGGCATCCCCCAAAGCGTGCATCTGCGTTTGCAGCCGGGCAAAATCCAATGTCCCGTTGCCACCGGGGAGCATGCTTTGAATCCGTTCGATGGCATCGTAAACGACCTGCTGGTCTGCGGCTCCCGTTTTTTTGAACTCATCCGTCTTGACATACTGTTTAAGTTCACCAAGCAGGTTCTTCATCTGGTCTGCAAGCAGACCGGTCAGATCTCCGAACGCTGCTCCCCAGTCTATCTTCTGGGTAAGGGCTTCCATGTCCACTTTGTGCACAGCCGCATCACGCTGCTTCTCCAAAGTCAGCCTTTCGCCCTGGGACTGTGCCTTGCGGATTTTCTCGGCATATTCCTCAGCGATGGCCAGTTTCTGCTGCTGGAAGGTCCCGTATTCCTTCAGATAGTCACGCATGGCTTCCGCCTCTTCCCTGTACACGTCCGCCTCCGCTTTTTTCCGGGACGCGGTATTTGAGGCACGGGCTTTTTCAAGTTCATCCTGTTGCTCCCGGGTAAGTCCGTTATCTCCGGTGGAAAGACCGGCTTCCTTGTTCTCACGCTTCCAGTCGGCTTCCTGCCGGTTTATCTCTTCTTTCCGGGCGTTATAGTCATATTCGATTTGTGCCAGTTTCTTCTCGGTACCGGCTTGCATACGGTCTATCTCTTCCTTCCGGTTCTCGTCCTGCAGGGCGGCAAGATCCTGCGCCAACCTGCGCTCTGTGGCAAGCCGTTGCTTGGCTTCCGCTTCCGGATTCTTCCCGGACTGTTCGGGGTCGGTATGTCCGCCGATATTTCCTTTTTTGGCTGCTTCTGCCGCTTTCTTTAGCTCTTCCTCCGCTTTTTTCAGATAACCGTCGCGTTTGTTTTCGGCATTTTTCAACAGTATGTCATAAGCTTCCTGATCATGTTTCTTGATGGCAGCCTGTGCGTCATAGAACTGCCCGGATTCTGCCATGGTTGACTGCATGATATATTGTCCCAATTTCCCGAAAAAGCCCATGGCGCTTTCCGCCTCTTCCGGTTTCTGCGCCTTGATTTTATTCACCTCTTCATCGGCTTCTGCAGCTTTTTTTACAAGGTTCTGGACATTGGCCTGGTGCAGCAGGACCTGTACATAGTCCTCGCTCTTTTGGATAAGGGTATCATACCATTCGGAAAGTGTTTTATAATACCCGAAAGATTCCCCGTACTTGCGGTTCAGTTCCTCTACCTTCGCCTTTTCCTGTTCCTTGCTGCCGGTGAAGTTCTTTATCTCGTCGATGACCGATTTCAGTTCGAAGCGGGTACGCACCATCTGGGCACGGCCGTCCTTCTCTATCTCAGTCATTTCCTTGAGTGATATGTTGAATTCATCCACGCCTTTTTTGGCACTGAACAGGTTTTTCGTCCAATCCCAGATTTCATCACCGTACATTACCAGCAGCATGATGCCGGTGGTCATGGCCGTCTGCCAGGAAAAGAGCGAGGACAGGACCTGTTTCCATACCGGTGTGCCTTTCTTGCCTGACTTCTGCAGCTCATCGTATTCCTTGCGGGCACGGGCCAGTTCGTCCGTAAAAATCGGCAGGTTGTTGGATATGGCCAGAAAGAACATCTGCGGTCCCATGGCCAAAGAAGGCATTTCACGCGCCATCTGCTGGATGCTGTTGTGAAGCCCGTTGAACTGGCGCTGTGCATTGGGCATGTCTGCAGGGGTGACCTGCACGGATTCCGATTCCTCCTGCAGCAGTTTCAGTTTGCCGCGCAATTCCTCAAGCTGCTTCTCCAGTGCATGGATCTGCGCGATATTGGCACTCTGGTCCAGATTGGGGGCAGCCGTCTCCCCGGCAAGGCGCAGCCTTTCCAGTTCAGCCTCCAGCAGTCTGACGGTATTACGCAGTTCCAGCGCCTCACGCTCGGCCTTGTTCATGCCGGGCGTGAGTTTGTCCTTCATCAAAAATTCAACTTCTACAGGTTTGCTCATTCCAGTTTGCTTTGAAAAAATCCTACTATATCGTTCGCTTCATCCTCGGCGCTGTGTTCCGGTCTGGAATCATCGTTTCCGCCGCCTTGCTTTTTCCGCACATACCGCGGCGCGTCGCTCAGCATCAGTATCAGCGTCTGGTAATTCACCCCGTCCAGAATGTAGTCCACACTCCAGCCCGTCGCACTCGCTATCTGCCACACGAAGCCGAAAGGGCTATGGGAACCCTCATACCGGGTTCTTAACTCCCCATCCTTGCCCGGCTCAGTCTCGGGGTCATCGGGTTCGCCCGCGCCGCCGAGCTGATAATACGCATAAAATCCTTCGTGCCCATCAGACGCTCGAATGTCCGGAACATGGCCGTCAGATAGCGCCACTCCACAAAGTTCCGCAGCACCCATGCCGTCACCCCGATACCCACGTGCCGCGACACGTAGCCCCGGCATACCGTATAGGCCAGCAGACGGCTCACGGCATTACCGTGTTCCGCTACAAAGGCCAGTTCCTCGGTCTTGTCCTTCGGTTGCCAGTCGGGTTTGACACCCATCTTCAAGTATTCCCGCGCCAGCAGAATCTGACCCCGCAGCCTCGGACGCTTCATCGTCACACGCACCTCCACCGGGCGTTTCAGCCACGGAAGCTTCCACCTTTTAAGAGGAACGGACACGCCGCTGTCCAGCAGTGCGTCCGCACACTCCATCTCTATCAGTCGTTCCAGCCGGTCTGCCATGCGTTAGCCCTCCTCGCTTTGGAGCGATGCTGCAGCCGCGGCTTCCGCTGCTGGCAGCTTGTACTGCTCCCACTCGTCCGGTATTGCTTCCGTATCGAACACGCCGTAAGGCTGCGAACCGTCTTCCGGAACAGCCACCTCAAGGGTGCATTCTATCTTGGCCGTTTCCGTAAGCGTCAGCTTGCCGCCCAGATTGGAAAGCAGCGTGCCGTTCGGTATCAGCACGCTCTGTCCGGACACCAGGCTGAGTTCCCACGGTCCCTGCATCAGAATGGCGGCCTGTGGGGCAGTCCAGCCAACGGGGGTATTCTTCTCGCTGTCCTCTTTCTTGTAGTGCAGCGATCCGCCCAGCAAGGCATGCAGGTTCTTGTAGTCCATCTTGATTACGTTGAATGTGGGCGCGATGCTGCCGTTGCTCTGAGGAATAATCAGCACCGGGGCTCCCGGCACCTGTTCCGCCTCGATCTTCGCAGCCTCGGGCTTCTGCCCGCCCAGGTCAAACGAACCTTTCTCGATATAACCCACTACAAAATCCTTGTATTTTACGGCACCGAGGCCGTACATAAAATTCTTGTTCATCGTTTTTTCAGTTTGATGGTTAATAACACACCGGCCAACAAGCCGGCCAATATACCTGTGATAAACGTCCGCATCCGGTTCGGAGGGCGTTTTTCTACCGTTTGAACGTCATTCGAAGTTTCGTTCCTGGTCTCGCTCCGGATGCGTGTCAGCTCTTCTTCATACCACAGCACCAGCTGCTGCAGGCTGTCACACGAGGCTTCGGCCACAAGGTTCCCCTTGCCGTCAGTCCCTACCGTCAGGTTGGCCTGTCCGCTCTTGCCACGGTACACGGCACCTTCAGGAAGCTTACGGAGGCTGTCCGCCGGTATGGTCAGCCTCACCGCACTCGCCGGTATCCCCGCCATCACCAGTCCCGCCCGTCGGCTTCCGTTCGCGCTGTCGGCGCTTGCCGTTTCCGTCTGTGTCTTCTCCACCGTCGTGCTCTTCCTGCTGCTTGCGCAGCCCGCCAAGCACAGGACAGTCATCATGATGGCGGCAACTGTTGGCAGTGTCAATGGCCTTGCGCAGTCGCGCCATTTCGCGCTTGTTAGCCTGCAGGTCTTTTCTTGTTGCATTCAGTTCTTCTTTTAAGGGTACCACAATATTGCTCACCAAAACGCGGGTGGCATGTTCTGCGTTATCCACACGCACACCCTCTGCGTCGGCTTCGGCTTTCATCGCTTCCGCTTTCGCTTTCCTCACCGTAGCACGCAGGGAACCGATGGCTGCTGCAGTGCCCACAAGGCCGCCGCTAAGAATAATGTTCATGATCTCGCTAAAGTCCATACCACCCGTTTTTTAGTCAGTCAACCTTTTATTCTGCTTCCTCGCGTTTCTTTCGGAATAGTCCGATAACCCATTGCACCAGTCCCGTGTCGGCTACCCCATTGGCTACAAGTGAGGCACCAAAACCATAGAGCAAGGCAATGTCCCAGCTCACATCACTCACAAATCCGGCATCAAGCCACCACAGTAGCATCGCGCACACCAGGCCCACACACCAGCTCACCAGCTGCGTCACCCAGCCTTTCATGTTGGGGAACAAACCTTTCAACCCTTCAGTAAGCACCACCACACCGCCGACGAAACCGGCAAAGGTGCCAATCATTGCGTCATAGTCCGTTGCCGGAACATCGGCCCCTTGGGCCATCACAGCCGATACTGTTCCCAGCATCAGCATCATAAACAGCATAATTCGTTTCATTGATTGCTTCTTTTATTATTGGTTAATACCTATTTCTTTCAGCCATTTCTGTACATCGAAACTGGGGCAGGCTTTGGCCGCCAGCTCGTTGTGTCCCACAATGCGCACATCCGGGAATCTGCGATGGAAGTCCTTCACATACTTCTCCAGTGCCTTTTTCTGGCAGCCGGTGCGGGTGTCCTTCGGGGTCTTGCCGTCCTTGGCCACACCGCCGGCATACACAATGTGGCGGCTCACGCTGTTGTACCCCTTGGCTCCGTTGGTCACTTCCCAGGGATCCACCTGCGCATCCTCGTTGTTGTTCACCAAGCGTTCCACACCGCCCTGCAGGTGGAACAGGTCGGTGTAGCCCACCTGTTTCCAACCTCTGCCACCCTGGCTTACGGGCGAAGTGTGCCACTTCCGGATGTCCGCCGATGATACCTCACGCCCCTCCGGGGTTGCCGTACAGTGAATTACCAGATACTTCAATTTTGCCATACCATCTTATCCTTTCTGGTTTTGGGTAATGGTAATCTTGGCCGTCTTGCTGCGGTCGGCATTGAGCGTAAGGGTCAGTGTACCGGTTTTCTGACTGCCACTGTTTGCACCGGCCGAAATCTTCACGCCTTTATCCGTCGCTTCCACCTTGAAGCCGGCAGGGGCACTGCCTATCTCATATTCTCCGCTGGCGGTCACGGTCACTTCTTCACTGCCACCGGTTGCCTCAAGGGTCACACTGGCAGGGTCAACTGAAATCTTCTTCTCGCTCGCCTTGAACACGGGGTTGCTTCGCTTGTCCAGCACCACCACTTCTTCACCGAAGGCAATGTTCGTGTCAGCCTTCATCAGCATCTTGAAGAAGTACAGTTCGCTCGCGTTCGAGATCTTGTCAATCTGAATCACGTCTTCATCGTCCTGCAGGTTCACAGCCGCAAACAGGTTGCCGCCGGCATCGGGCGAACAGAGGGTGCACACAATCAGATCATCGGGCCAGGCCGCAAGCGTCTCAATGGTAATGCCCTTGTAGCGGCGGGCATTCACATCGGTTTCGCTCGTGTTCTTGGACTCGCGCTGGGTCAGCTCGTCATCATACTTGTCAAAGTCGTTCACGCTCATCAGAATGCGGAGGTCCGGGTTGTTGCGGATGGCCACGGGAATCTTCGCACGCATGGCTTTCAGTCTGCCCAGCATGGTCGATTCTGCGCTGTCCACCACAATCACCTCAGTATCCTTGGCCATCTGGGTCAGGATGCCGTTAAACAAGTGGTCGTCATCATCCCCATATTCACCGTTCACATAGTGGTCACCCAGTTCGAACTGTACCCGCTTGGCCAACTCGGCAAGCAGGGCGTTCTGCGCTTCGGGCGGAAGTTCCGAGAATACCAGGTTGCCCTTCGGCTGCCATTTGCGCCAGATGTTCTCGAACGTGCGGGGGTTAAACACCGTAAAGGCCATGAAGTCCACCGGGTCAAGACTCTTTTCGTCATAGTTGAAGTTGCCCTTCGAATCCTCCACGCCGGGGTTCTCCTTGCGCTTCTGGAGCATCTTGCCGGTCTTCAGGCGCGGCAGGCTGATTTTCTTCTCCACACCGGGAATCACCATGATCAGCCCCTTTTCCACAATCTCATTGCTCGTAGCGGCAAGCGTCAGCAACTGTTCCAGTACCTCGCCGCTGTAATTCGTGTTTCTTACAATTATTGCCATAGTTCAATCACTTTTTACGTTTGTCCTTAATTTCTCGCATACGCCTGTTCCAGGGGCTTTCTTCACCATTCGGTTCCAGATACAGGTCTTCCATCACACGGCGCTTTACCGGCAGTTGGGCCAGGGCCTTTTCGCCGTTCTCGCGGTCATTGGCCAAAAGGTTTTCGTAGATGGGGCGGGTAGTCGCATCAATGCGACCGTCCTGCTCGGCTGCGTCAAGCAGCTGCTTGCGGGCGGCAAGGTCTTCGGCTTCAGCCTTGTCTTCGTAGGTCTTCACCTTGGCCTTCAGGTCGGTGTTCTCTTTCGTAAGGATAGGTACCTTGCCTGCCTCTTCCTCCAGTTGGTCCATCAGGCGGAACACATCCGCATCACTCGCGCAGTCCTTGAAGCGCGGGCGTTTCTTTACGTCTTCCAGATTCATGTCTTCTCTGTTTTTTTGTGGCTCAACGAGCCGGTTATTGAATAAAGTATATATCTGCGCCGGTGTACTGTCTGCCGGCACGGGGTCTGCATCATAGATGTCGTCTATGAAACCAAGGTCCAGGGCTTCCTTGGCGGTCAACCAATGGTCCTCGCCGTCAAAATAGGTCTGTTTCACTTCTTCCTTGCTCATGCCCAGCCGCTCGGCATAGATTTCACTCAAGCTGCCTTCCAGGCTTTCTATCTCTTCCATGCAACGCTGCAGGTCCTGCTTGTTGCCGTAACACCCTCCGCTCACACTGTGCAGCATCAGACGGGCATATTTGCTCATTTCTACGGGCTTGCCGCAAAGGGCTATCACACTGGCCATGCTGGCGGCTATGCCATCCACATAAATGCGGATGTCGGCCTGGCTATGGCGCAGGGCGTTGAATATCGCAATGCCGCTGTACACTTCCCCGCCGTTGCTGTTGATACGCACATGGATGCGTCGGCTCACGCGTTCGGCTTCCATCAGTTCCTGGGCTATGCGCCCGCTTTGCACCTCCGTATAGTCTCCGATGTCCCCGTACAGGAATATCGTACTGGTGCCGTCGTCACTCGTTGTAATATTGAAAAATCTGCTCATCGTCATGTCTTTACCAGCGGTTTCCCCGCCTTTCGATGGTGCGAAAATAGAACATTCCCATGGCACCAAGAAACCGCGTCCGCATCATAACGTTTTCTGGCGTTATCATAACGCTGTAACCCGTCATCATGCGTACGCGCTTTTACAAACCCCGCTTTTTCATGCAATTTTGTAACGTGATTTACAACTAAAAAGGACGATTTATGGCAGATTTGACGAATGCCCAGAAAAAGGAATGGGCAAAAACTTTGTACCTCAAGGAAAACCTCACACAGCAGGAAATCGCCGACCGGGTGGGCGTGTCACGGGTGTCCGTGTCCAACTGGGTACGGGCCGGGAAGTGGGAGGAACAGAAGGTGGGGCTTACGCTCACAAGGCAGGAACAGGTGGCTAACCTCTACCGGCAGGTGGCCGAAATAAACAAGGCCATCGCCGAACGGCCCGAAGGGGAACGGTTCCCCTCATCCAAGGAGGCTGACATCCTCGGGAAACTGTCGGCGGCCATACGCAACATGGAGCAGGAAGTGGGCATTGCCGACATCATCAGTGTCCTCACCGGGCTCATCGACTGGGTACGGGCGGCCGACCTCGAAAAGGCAAAGGAAATTACACGCCTGGCCGATGCGTACATTAAAGACAAATTATAAAGGGATAGACAATGAAACAGACTGACAGACTCGCTCTCCTCGATTGGGAGAAGTACAAAGAAGACATCGCAAGGGCTACACCGGTCGATAGGAACATGACGGCAGCCGAACGGGAAAAACACCGGGAATATCTTGAGAAACATCCCATAGAATGGATCAAGTTCTTTTTTCCGAATTATGCCAAATATGAATTTGCCGACTTCCAGAAAAAGGCTATCCGGCGGATCATTGCACACGATGAATGGTTTGAGGTGCTTTCTTGGAGCCGTGAGCTGGCCAAATCCACCGTCACCATGTTCATCGTCATGAATCTCACGCTTACCGGACGCAAAAAGAATGTGATTCTGACCTCCAACAGCAAGGACAATGCGGTGCGCCTGCTCAATCCCTACCGGGCCAATCTCGAAGCCAACGGACGCATCATGGCATACTACGGCAAACAGGAACTGCCGGGCTCATGGACCGAGGATGAATTCACCACAAAAGGGAAGGTCTCTTTCCGCGCACTGGGTGCCGGACAATCTCCGCGTGGTTCGCGAAACGAGGCCATACGTCCCGACGTGCTGCTGGTCGATGACTTTGATACGGACGAGGATACCAAGAACCCGGACATCATCCAGAAGCGCTGGGACTGGTGGGAAAATGCGCTGTATCCCACAAGGTCCATTTCCGAACCTACACTGGTCATCTTCTGCGGAAACATCATCGCCAAGGACTGCTGCGTGGTGAGGGCGGGCGAAATGGCCGACTCCTGGGACATCGTGAACATCCGCGACAAAAACGGTTTTTCCACATGGCCGGAAAAGAACTCGGAAGAGGACATCGACCGCACACTGTCCAAAATATCCAAAAAGGCGGCACAGGGAGAATATTTCAACAACCCGATTTCCGTGGGCGAGGTATTCGAAAACATTGCATACGGCAAGGTTCCAGCACTCTCCAAATTCAAGTTCCTCGTGGTGTATGGCGACCCGGCACCGGGCGAAAGCAAGGGTAAGAAAGGCAAATCCTTCAAGACGGTTTCGCTCTGTGGCAAATTGGGTGGCAGGCTTTACGTCATCAAGACTTTCCTGGCACAGGCGCTCAATGCGGAGTTTATTGACTGGTATGTCCGGATGCTTGAATTTGTCGGGGGCAAGACCAATGTCTATTGCTACATGGAGAACAACAAACTGCAGGACCCTTTCTTCCAGCAGGTGTTCAAACCGCTGGTGGCAAAGGTGCGCCGCGAACAGAAGATTGCGCTGTTCATCCGGGGCGACGAGGAGAAGAAGACGGACAAGGCTACGCGTATCGAGGCCAACCTTGAACCGCTCAACCGCGAAGGGAACCTCATCCTCAACGAGGCTGAACGGGACAATCCGCACATGAAGGAACTGGAAGACCAGTTCAAGCTGTTCACCCTGACCATGCGCTACCCGGCCGACGGACCGGATGCGGTCGAAGGAGCAAACCGCATCATCGACGAACTGATCAGGCGCATTGAACCGCCCGTATTCCGCTCACGGAAGGATGTAAGAAAGCGGAACAAGAAAAGATTATGACAACTCTAAAACAATAGGACTATGAGCAAATTTGTTGAACTTTCCGATTACGATGCGAGCATCCACCGAGACATCCTCGACGCACTGGTTAGAGAGGACGAAACGGTCATTGAGGTTTGCGAGGACAGGGCCATTGCCGAAATGCGGTGTTATTTGAGCAAACGCTACGACTGCAACAAGATTTTTGCGGCCACCGGGGACAACCGGAACCAGCTCGTGCTGATGATGGTCATCGACATGGCAGTCTATCACATCTTCTGCATCCACAACCCGCAGAAACTTTCCCAGGTACGCAAGGACCGCTACGAACGGGCGGTGGAATGGATGAAGGCGGTGGCCGACGAGGACATTTCAATCGAAGGGGCTCCGCTGCTGCCTGAGGAACAAAGGGCGGGCAGGTCGGATTTCCGCATTCAAAGCAACCGCAAACGAACGAACCACTGGTAAAAAGCAAGCATCATGAAAAAGAAAAACAGAAAAAACAACAAAGCCGGTATCATCACCGTAGGGGGAAACTTTACGTTGCCGGGGCAGAAGAGACCGAATGTGATTGTACTCACACAGCCCAAACGCTTCGGGCTGGACATTTCCGACTACATGGCAGCCGTCAAGGCAGCCGAGAATGTCGATTTCTCACGACGTTACAAACTTTATGACCTCTACGAGGACATTCTGATGGATACCCACCTTTCCTGTGTGATCGAAAAGCGAAAGAATGCCGTGCTGTGCTCCAACATGGAATTCCGGGTGGACGGGAAGCCCGACGATAAAATCAACGAACAGATACAGTCGCCCTGGTTCAACCGGCTGGTGGGTGACATCCTTGATGCGAAATTCTGGGGCTTCTCGCTCTGCCAGTTCTACAAGCTGCAGGAGTGGGTGGATTATGACCTGGTACCGCGCAAGCATGTGGATCCGGTCAGGGAACTCATCCTGCGCCACCAGACGGACATTACCGGCCATTCCTGGAATGAATATACCGACCTGCTTTTTGTGGGTTCACCGTCCGATTTGGGGCTGTTGGCAAAGGCTGCACCTTGGGTCATCTACAAACGTAACACTACGGGCGACTGGGCACAGTTCTCCGAGGTATTCGGCATGCCCATACAGGAATATATCTATGACTCCGACGACGACGAGTCCCGCCAGCGGGCCATGGAGGATGCGGCAAATGCCGGAAGTCTGGCGCAGTTCTTTCATGCCAAGGACACGGAACTCAAACTTACGGAAGCCGGAAACAAAACAGGGTCTGCCGATGTCTATGAACGCCTCTGCGAACGGTGCAACAACGAAATTTCCAAACTGATATTGGGCAATACGCTGACAACCGAATCGTCCGAAAAAGGCACACAGGCTTTGGGTACGGTTCATAAGAAAGTAGAGGACAAGGTACTGGAGGCTGACCGGAAATACGTGCTCAACGTGCTGAATTACGACATGACGGACATTTTGCTGCGCATGGGCATCAATACTGAAGGGGGGACATTCTGCTTTCCGGAACCGAAAGAAACGGATGCCGGTACCAAAATATCCATCCTCACGCAGCTGAAGAAGAACTTCAACATCCCCATCGACGACGATTATCTCTATGAGGAATTCGGTATCGACAAACCGGCCAATTACGAGCAGCTGAAGGCGGAACAAAAGACGGCTGAACAAGCCGACCAGATTCCAAGCCCGAAGAAGGAGCCGGAGCCAGCGAATAAGGGACGGGATGATGAACCGACACCGAAACAGAAAAGAAACTTCCGGAACTGGCTCAAAGGTTTTTTCGTGAAAGCCCCGGCAGACGGGGCAGCTTTAGACTGGTAGTCGACAGACTGTATGCGGCTGATAATGGCAGCATCTCCATGGAGTTTGACTTCTCCGAAGAGGTGCTGCGGCGTGCCTTGCTGAACATATACAGCAGGGATTTTCATCCGGCAACCGAAATCGAAATCAACCTGTTCAATGAAATATGGGCAAAGATGGACAAGGCGGCAAAGGAAGGATTCAGCAAATCCAAGGCCATTACTCCGGACGAGGATTTCAGAAATGCCATACTCCGGAACAATGCCGTATTCTCAGCATTCAAGGTACATCGTATGCAGAATGACATGGCACGACTTTTATTGGATTCAAACGGCATTTTAAAACCGTTCGACAAATGGGTACAGGAAGTCTTGCCCATTGCTTCCCATCAGGTTCGTCACTGGCTGCGGACGGAGTATGATACGGCGGTCATCCGGGCGCATCAGGCGGCTGACTGGCAACAGTTCCTGCGAGAACGCGATATTCTGCCCAACCTCAAATGGCTACCGTCCACCTCCATTCATCCGGGGGCTGACCACCGCCCGTTCTGGAATACCATCCGGCCGATTGATGACACGTTCTGGAACATCCACCGACCGGGCGACCGGTGGAACTGCAAGTGCGACCTCACTGCCACCGACGAGGAGCCGACACCACTTCCGGACGAAGACGACAAGAACAAGCCCCAGCCCGGACTGGATAACAATCCGGGGACGGACGGCAAACTGTTTTCCGACAATCATCCATATCAGGCAGAAGCCCACAAGGGTGCCAAAAAAGCGGTGGATAAACTTATGGCGCGCATTGATGAAATGATTGCGGAAATGCCGGACTACCTTACCG